ATTATGACTATTACAAATGCCACCGACTCAATGACAAAGAGCTACCACCATATTGTAAAAGATTATGATAAAGAAAATCTTAAATCGCTTGATAATACAAAGTATCAAAAAGAAAGATTAAATGATGATGTAAACAAAGAAATAAACGATATATTTGACGAGTATGAAGATGAGGAGTTTGATGGAACTTATAAAAAGACTCTACACTAACTTATAGTATCCTCTATTAACGCTCAACACGCTTCATTATATACACTTTTCGTCAAAAGTCAACGCTGATTTGAAATGAAATGAAAAAAAGTGAATGGATTATAAAAGTAACTTATAATAGTGATAACTGGAAGAAATATTGTGAACTTACTTACCCCTTTAAAGGTACTCCTAAAACACTCGAAAAAAGAATTTGGAAACACTATAATGAAAAGTATGAAAACTATGGTAAGGCAGAAGCTGTAGTAGTAGAATTAATTGTAGATTAATCTGCTCAAAACATTGACATTTTGAAAGGAATGTAGTATATTATAATTATGGCAGCAAGAAAAGAACATTACGTAAATAACAAAGATTTTTTAGAGGCAATGAAAGCCTACAAAAAAGAAGTAAATAAAGCGAAAAGAGAAAAACGAGAAAAGCCACCAGTGACTGATTACATTGGTAGTTGTTTTTTAAAGATCGCAAATCACTTATCGTATAGACCTAATTTTATTAACTATACTTTTAGAGATGATATGATTAGTGATGGTATTGAAAACTGTTTACAATATTTGGACAACTTCAACCCAGCGAAATCAAGTAACCCTTTTGCTTATTTTACTCAAATAATTTATTATGCATTTGTAAGAAGAATACAAAAAGAAAAGAAACAAACTACTATTAAACATAGATTGATTATGGATAGTAATTATGATGATGTAGCACTTCAACCAGGTGATGATAGCGAATTTAAAAACCAGTTTAGAGAATTTTTACAAAAAAATGTAAGAATGGAAGAACCAGTAAAAAAAGTTACTAAAAAGAAAAAAAAGAAAACTAGTAAAGCCACTCTAAACTTTTTTAATTAATTATGAAAATTGCTTTGTTAAACGATACGCACTTCGGTGCGAGGAACGATAGTCCAGCATTTTTGGATTACTTTATGCGTTTCTATAATGAGATATTTTTTCCATATCTAAAAGAACATAATATAAAAACATTTGTTCATTTGGGTGATGTGGTTGATAGAAGAAAATTTATCAACTTTAAAACAGCACACACCTTTAGACAAAAGTTTATGAAAAGATTATGGGAAGAAGGTATAGATACTCACATCATATTAGGTAACCACGACACTTATTACAAAAATACAAACGAAGTAAATGCAATTACAGAATTGTGTACGACCTATGATGGTAAACACGAACCGTGGATTTACGATAAAGCAAAGACAGTTAATTTAGGTGGACTTGATATTCTTTTTATACCTTGGATATGTGATGAAAATTACGAACACTCTATAAAAGAAATAGACACAACTAAAGCTCAAGTTGCAATGGGTCATTTAGAGATAAAAGGTTTTGAAATGCATAATGGTGCTTTTAATAATCAAGGTTTAGATAAGTCAATGTTTAAACGATTTGAAAAAGTTATCTCTGGTCACTTTCATAAAAAATCAGATGATGGTCAAATATACTATTGTGGTTCTCAATATGAAATTACTTGGTCAGATTATAAGTGTCCAAAAGGTTTTCACGTATTTGATACAGAAACAAGAGAATTAACAAGAGTACCTAATCCAATTAGACTTCACAAAAAACTTATCTATAATGATAAAGAAAATGATTATACAAAAAAAGATTTAACACAATTTGAAAACACCTTTGTAAAAGTATTTGTTACAAACAAAACAAACGAAGAAATGTTTAACAATCTAATAGATAGATTACACAATACTGTAAACACACACGAAGTAAATATCATAGAAGATTTAAATACTGATATAACAGCATCGGTAAAAGAAAATATATTAGAACAAGGTGAAGATACACTTACATTTTTAGGTAACTATGTAGAACAAATAGATACTGATTTAGATAAAAATAAATTAAAGAAAGTTGTAAAAGAACTTTTTACTGAAGCAATTGAAAAATGATTTTATTTAAAAAGATAAGATGGAAGAATTTTCTTTCCACTGGTAACACGCCTGTTGAAATAGATTTAAGAAAATCACAATTAACTTTAATGATTGGTGCCAACGGTTCTGGTAAATCAACTATGTTAGACGCTTTATGTTTTTCATTATTTAATAGACCATTTAGACAAATTAAAAAAGAACAGATTGTCAATACAATTAACAATGGTGATACTTTAGTGGAGTTAGAGTTTCAAGTTGGAACAAAGATGTACAAAATTATAAGAGGTATCAAACCAAATATATTTGAAATCTATTGTGACGGTGTTTTACAAAACCAAGATGCGTCAAGTGTAGATTATCAAAATGTATTAGAAGATCAAATATTAAGATTAAATTATAGAGCATTTAAACAGATCGCTGTATTGGGTTCATCATCATATCAACCATTTATGCAAATGCGACCAAGGCATAGACGAGAAGTTGTAGAAGAAATATTAGATATAAGAGTTTTATCTCATATGGATTCACTTACAAGAAATCAACAAACAGAACTTGGTAAAAAGATTGTTGAAGCTAGACACCAATGTGACTTGATTGAATCAAAATATGAATTAGAAACAAGACACTTTGAAGAACTAAAAAATAGAAGTATGGGTGATATTGATATTAAAAGGAGTAAACTACAACAAAACAATGACGCCAAAGAACAATATTTAAGAAAGATACAAAAGCTAGATAGTGAATACAAACAACTTGAAGAAGATATAAAAGAAAAAGATAAGGTTGAGAGTAAGAGAAAACAATTAGAAAAGTTAGAAACAAAGATAGAACAAAATTTACATACACACGAAAAGAGTTTAAAATTTTTTGAAGAAAATGATAATTGCCCTACTTGCACACAAAAAATACAACCAGAATTTAAAGATGAAAAAATAGATTATGAAAAGAAAAAACTTGTAACCTTAAATGATGGTATGAAAGATTTAGTAAAAGAACTATCAAAAGTAGAAAATAAGATTACAGATTTAAACAAAATATCAAATAAGATGTATGATATTAATATTGAAATGTCAAAACTCAATACTTCAATAGATGAAATCAAAAAGTTTAGTGATAGTTTACATAATGAAATAATGTTATTAGAAGGCAAAGAAGAAGATGGTAAAGATGTTGAGGGTCAATTACAAGAACTAAAGAAACAATTAGAAGAAACAAAACTAGAACTAAATAAAATTGTAGAAGAAAAGAAATACATTGATGTTATAAGAGAGATACTTTCTGACAAAGGCGCTAAGGCAAAGATTATTAAAAAGTATCTACCTATTATGAATACACTTATAAATCAATATTTACAATCTATGGACTTCTTTGTTAACTTTCATTTAGACGAGGAGTTTAATGAAACTGTTAAAAGTCGCCACAGAGATGTATTTGATTATAATAGTTTTAGTGAAGGCGAAAAGATGAGAATAGATTTAGCGTTAGTCTTTACTTGGCGATCTATCGCTAAAATGAAAAATAGTGCCAATACAAATCTAATGGTCCTTGATGAAATCTTTGATAGTAGTTTAGATGGTCAAGGTACTGATGACTTTTTTAAGATAGTTAGAAAAATGGAAAAAGAAAACATTTTTATTATATCACACAAAGGCGATATACTTTTTGATAAGTTTACAAATATAATCAAGTTTGAAAAAGAACACAACTTTACGAGGTTACAATATGTCTAAAGAACTAAAATTAATACCACCATCAGATCCAAGAGTACAAACAGCAATCGCACCTTTTAATGATGATATGTTAAAAGAAGAAGGTTTTAAAGATAGAAAAGAACTAACAGAAGCGATGTTTAAAACAATGAAAAAATATGGTGGAATAGGAATGACTTGTAATCAAGTTGGTTTACCTTTTAATATGTTTGTTCTTGGCGATCATTTACAATTAGAAAATGGTTTAAAGATGGCGTGTTTTAATCCTATGATTATATCAAGTAGTGAAGAAACTACTGTTATGAAAGAAGGTTGTTTAACTTTTCCATTTGTATTTTTATCAATTACAAGACCTCGTAAAGTAGTTGTTAAATATACTGATGAAAATGGTGACTTACAAGAAGGCCATTTAGATGGTATGTTTAGTCGTATCTTTCAACACGAATACGACCACACGATGGGTTTAAATTTTACAGATAAAGTTTCTAAATTTAAATTAAAAAGAGCATATGAGAAAGCTGAAAAGATGATGGATATAATGAAGAAAGACCCCAATGCCCAAGTCGTTGAAAAAATCTAAAACATTTATACACGTGAATCAACACGTGATTCGTAGTAATAAAAAACACGGAAAAGATGATCCTGTAATTACTATTAAACAAGGTAGTAAAAATACATATTGCCACGAAGTAGAAATACAAGGACCAAGTAAAGTAATATATGGTGGTAATGATAAACCACTATTAAATTGTGGCGCTAGAGTAGTTATTGAAACTGACGCCAGCGTTGACATTATTAGATAAACCTGATACTATTATATTATGTACAAACCATACTTTTTAAAAGACGTTATTGATAATTCAAATAAAGAACTATTTACTGTCATATCTACATTTGCTGGTGGTGGTGGTTCTTCTACGGGTTATAGACTAGCGGGTGGAAAAATATTATGTGTAAATGAGTTTGTCGAATCAGCACAAGAAACATATAAATCAAATTATCCAAATACACCAATATTACCACAAGATATAAAACAATTAAAAGGGGAAGACTTTTTAAAAG